GAAGGCGTACAAGCGATCTGAGCCCGAGCACAAGTCCTTCCGCGATCACGCGGACGAGTTCTACCGGCTCTACCGCGGCTTCACCGACTTCAAGAAGAACGTCGCCTCGCACTACCGCGACGCCGATCAGGTGGTCGCCGCCGCGCGCTCGGAGTGGGGCGCCGAGCTGTTCATCCCGTTCTGCTTCTCGACGGTCGAGACGATCGTCCCGCGGATGGTGGCCAAGGGGCCGCGGATGATCGTCGTGCCCCGCGACGCGCAGGCGGTCGGCTCGGTGCGCGCGATGAAGATGGTCATCGACGCGCAGCAGAAGCAGATCAACTACGAGACCGTCCTCCAGGTCATCGGCAAGGACGGGCTGATCTACGGGCTCGGCGTCGGCAAGACGCGCTGGAAGTACGAGAAGCGGATGCGCGTCGTCGCGCAACAGGGCATCGACCCCGACCAGTGGATCGAGGGCCAGCCGCAGCCCTACGTCTGCTTCGACGACGCGGTTGCCGAGCGCGTCGACCCCTACGACTTCATGTGGGACCCGCTCTCAGACGGGATGGAGAACGCCGAGTACGTGATCCACCGGCTGTGGCGCGGTCCGGCCGCCGTCGCGCGCAACGTCAGAGACGGCGTCTGGCGCGCGCAGGAGAACGACCCGACGTGCCCGTGGACGCTCGACGACCTGCTCTCCTCGCGAGCGCGCACACAGCGCTCGAACGTGTGGGACGAGCGTCTGAGCGCGGAGGGCTACGACACCACCGGCCAGCGCCAAGACGGGCTGCACGAGGTGTGGGAGTTCCACGACGGCGATCAGGTCATCACCGTGCTCGACGGGACATATCCGGTCCAAGCCGGTCCGAACCCGTCAGGCGAAGCAACGATGCCGTTTCAGATCTACCGGCCCACCGTGGTCGGCGGGCGCTTCGTCGGGATCTCAGAAGTCGAACCGATCCGGCACCTTCAGTACGAGATCAACACGCTGCGCTCCCAACGGCGCGACGCGGCGACGCTCGCGATCATGCGCACGTTCGCCTACAACGAGACCGCCGTCGACCCCGACGATCTCGTCTTCGGCCCGAACATGGCGATCCCGGTCAACGGCGATCCGCGCGACTTCCTGTTCCCGATCCCGATCCCCGACCTGCCCGCCTCCTCTTACCGGGAGGAGCAGTCGATCGTCGACGACATCCAGCGCACGTCGGGCATCTCAGATCCGGTCTCCGGCGCCGACACCGGCGCGTCTGAGACGGCGACCGGCGTGCAGCTCGTGCAGGCCGCCGCGACGATGCGCATCCAGAACAAGGCGCGCCTGCTGGAGACGCAGATCATCGTCCCGCAGGGCTACCAGTTCATCGCGCTCAACCAGCGCCGCATCCTCACCGCCCGCGAGTACGCGATCCCCGTCGAGCCCGACCCGAACCATCTGGAGATCCCCGCCTGGGAGATGATCCGCGTCACTCCAGCCGAGCTGATCGGCCGGATGGCGATCGAGGTGGAGGGCGGGAGCACCGCGCCGGAGAACGTCCCGCAGCAGCGCCAGGACGCGCAGGCGTTCGTCGCGCTCAGCCAGGACCCGCGTCTGAACGGCCAGAAGATGCTGATCCGCGCGCTGGAGCTGTACGGCGTCGACCAGCCCGAGGGCTACCTCGCGCCGCCGCAGCAGGTCCCCGTGCAGCAGGTGCAGGCGTTCCTGCAATCGCTCGGGGCACCGCCCGATCTGTTCGAGCAGTGGGTCGCGCAGCAGCAGGCCGCGCAGGAGCAGCAGCAGCAGGGCGGCCCGACGCTCAACGGCGCGCAGGGCGCGCAGCAGGAGGTGCCCGTTGCCGCCTGATCCCCTTCACCCGACGACCACGCTCACGCTCGTACCGTGGGCGCCCGGCCAGCAGGTCAAGGCGTACCCGAAGCGATCTGAGCTGGTGCTCCCTGACCAGCCACCGCCGCAGGTGCCATCCGTTCAGACGGTCGCCGTGGCGTCTGACCAGAGCCTGACCTTCGGTCCCGATCTCGACCCCGGCGAGTACTGGGCTATCGCGGAGCTGACACCCGGCCAGCGGGACTACCGCTACGTCGGCTTCAAGATGGAGCCGCCCAACTACTACGTGCCGGGGCCGACAGGTCCGCAAGGTCCGCAGGGCTTCGCGGGTCCGCAGGGGCCGGTTGGTGCCGCGGGCGTACAGGGGATTCCCGGTCCCCAAGGCCCACCCGGACCGACCGGCCCTCAGGGCAAGTTCACCCGCATCCTGTGGGGCACGCAGCAGGCGTTCGGCGCGCTTGCCGCGATCAACACGCTCAACGGCAGCGTGCTCGTTCCCGTCGGCTCGCCGTTCGCCGCGTCGTTCGTCGGCATCCAACCCGACGTCGTCTGGGACCAAGGCTGCCTGCTCATCAAGACGGCGGGCTACTACGTCTTCCACTTCACGATCCTCAACATCCTGGGCTACGGCGTCACCGATCCCAAGCTCGAAGCCGAGATCGCCGTGCGCAACGGCGTCGGCGTGCTCCCACGCCAGGGCATCGACACCTACGTCAAGAGCACGTACGCGACCGGCAGCCCCGCCAACCCGACGCCCGCGATCACGCTCACCGCCGCGCGCCAGTGCATCGTCGACGATCGGCTCTGCGCCTTCGTCTACCAAGAGGCGGCCGACACCGGGCACAACTTCCGCTTGTCGAGCTGCACGATCGTCGGGATGACCACCAACTGATGCGCGGTACCGACGATCTTTCCCCTGACCAACGCCCGAGGTCGCGCAAGATGACCCGACGGGCACAGCCGTACCGTCGCCGCAAGGGCCGCCCGAACGGGCCGACCCTGACGGCGATGCTCAAGGGCGCTCCGGTGTACCTGCCGAATCCGATGGACGCCAGACGGCGCTTCGTCAAGCGGTATGGCCGCTGAGCACCTGCCGTACCTCGCGCATCTACGGAAGCGCGACTCAGACAGCCTCCCTTCTGAGGTCGACGCGATCGAGCAGATGCTCGGTAGCGAAGGCTGGCGCGTGCTGACCGAGCTGGTCGAGCGCGTCCACGGGGAGGCTGTCGCCAAGCTCCTGTTCTCGCACACCGGCGCCGACGGCAGGGTGTTCGAGCAGGCCGAGTACGCCCGTCTCCTGGGCTTCCTCAGTGGAATCCGCCAAGCCCGAGTGGCCGCGGAGTCCTACCTCATCCACGCCGAGCGCGTGAAGACCAAGGAGGGCTGATGTCAGCCACCGGCCAGACCCCGGCGCCCGAGTCGGCGCCCGAGTCGGCAACCCCCGAGTCGGCGCCCGAGGCGCCGACCACCACCGAGGCGCCGCAGACCGACGGTCTCGATCGCCTCTACTCCCGGATGGACGAGATGGCGGCGTCGCAGCGCCAGTTCATGGAGTCCGTCACGCAGCAACTCCAGCCTCCCGAGGAGGAGGAGGAGGTCGAGTTCTACACGGACACCGGCGAGCTGTCTGAGGACGGCGCACGGGCGATCCTGGCGGATCTGGTCAACGAGCAGGTGGAAGCGCGGCTCGCGCCGCGCGAGGCCGCCCGGCTCGTCGGCGAGCGCGACGATCAGTACGAGGCGCTCAAGGACGAGTACCCCGATCTTCAGAAGCCAGACGTCGCCGAGCGCGTGCTCCGGCGCAGCGTGCAGTGGGCTCACGCCCACAACCCTGCGCTGATCGACCGCCCCGAGTTCGTGGACGTCATCGAGGCGTTCTACAAGGCCGAGAAGTTCGACGAGCTGCGCGCGACCCAAGAGGCCGAGCAGCCGCGCCAGGTCGTCCTCGAATCCGCGTCCGGCGCCCGCCAGCAGGCGAAGCCCGACGTGGACTGGGGCGAGCGCATCGTCAAGGCCGCTGAGCGTCTGAAGCCTCAGATCTAAGCGCGCTCCCCTGGGGGCGCGGAAGGAGCATCCATGCCCCCGATCATCGGCGTGCGCGGCACCGAGTCGCTCGCGCCCGAGCAGAAGTACATCGAGATGTCGGACCGGATCAAGATGCTGGTCCCCGACGAGACGCCGTTCACCACCTTCCTCCAGAGCCTGTCGAAGTCCAAGACGGGCTGGCCGGAGTTCAAGGCGCTGGAAGACGACGTCCTCCCCCGCTTCGATGCGGTCGTCGGCGCCGGTGGCACCGCCGCGACATTCAACGTGGCGACGGGCACGAAGTTCCGCCCGGCCGACATCATCATCGCCACGCGCACGAGCGAGCAGATGCGCGTCGAGTCGATCGCGGGCAACGCCTTGACGGTCACCCGCGGCGGCACGCCGGTCGCCCTCGTCGACGCCGACGAGATCCTCATCGCGGGCTCGGCGCAGCCGGAAGGCGACCTGTCCCGCATCCCG